GTTTTTCAACCAATGGACCTAGATTAAGATACAGCGAATCGGTATCAATGGCAATAACATAATCAAAATCATTTGTTTTAAGAATTTTATTTAATTCATTATTGATTGCTCTTTCCGCCCAACGGATTGCCAATTGACCTGAAAGTGTAATACCTTTTGCCAAACGAATGTCAAAGTATCGGAAGTGCTGATTACCAAGAGCACCATACAAAGAGTTCAAAAGAATTTTAATTGCCATTTGGCGATTTTCAAGTTGATTGATTTTACGTTCTAATTCAACTGATTTATTTTTTTCATACTCTTGTTTTGCCGACAACATGGCATTTTTAATTGTTGTCCGCTCGGCATAATACGATTCAATGATTAAGGGCAGAATACCTTGGAAATCCTTACGATATGTAGATCCATTTGCGGCTACAGCAAATTCACTTTCAACCTTTTTATTTAGCATGAGATAATAATCAACATTATCTGGCTCTGTTTGACCCACCAATGTTTCAGGCGACATGTTGTATTGAACAATAAGATTTGGATAAAGTGAATTAAGGTCAAATGATACAACCCACTCGTGTTTACCCACCTGCGGATCTTTTACATAACCACCTGGGTAATCACTTTTTGATGTGTGTATATTAGGCGGAAGTGCAATTTTCTTTTTATTCAACTCACGGTAAATAATTGAATCCCAAATGGCAGTTGTACCAAATGTGGTTTCCAGGTTCACACCAGCCTTATATGCCATGGTCAAAGCAAGGCTGATAAGTCCCATCTTTTCCTCTAGACGATTCACAAGTTGAACGTCCTTGATGTTATAATCAATAAATTTTTGGTGGTTGGTTTGATACAGTGTGTATAGGTTACCAACCTCTTCGTACGAGAGCTTACGGTCGCCTAGCACCACATTAGCCACGTGGTCGAGCTTATATGATTCAAGAGTACCATACGAATAACCAAACTTTTTGAATAGTTCTAGATAATCAGCCTGTTGAATGCCTACAATATCATACCCATAGTTTGTTTTATTCTGAACGGTAATATTGTTTTCATTTACTCTATTCCAAGGCGAGAGTCTTTTGGCCGCTTCCTCCGATCCAATTTTACGAATACGATTTACAATATATGGAACGTCAAAAAATCTACAATTCCAACCGGTAATAATATCAGGACGATTATCGCACCAATATTTGTGAAACCTGGCAAGCAACTCTTCTTCAGTAGCACATTTATGATACTGGATTAGATCACCATACATTTCAACTTCACATTTGGTGTAGTCATAATCACCGAGACCCCAAACGTGATAAATGGATGATTTGCTGGATTTTAATGCAATTGAAATAATAGGTTGTGAAGCTTCCTCGGGTCGTGGAAAACCATCATCTGATGCAACCTCAATGTCAAAATTGACAATATTAATATCGTTAATGTCCCAAGGAATTTCATTGGGAAAGCGCTCTGTAATAAATTGTTGAACAAAATTTGTATTACCATATACCTTGAACCCTTCGACTTCCTCGTACCGATTAATGAAATCGGTTGCTTCACGCATGGATTCAAATTGGATTGGTTCAACCGGTGTGTTATCAAGTGCAATCCACTCGGTTGGTTTATTTGCTTTTACAAAAAGTGTTGGTTTAAAGTGAACTTTATTTTCAATGCGGTATCCACTTTCATTATATCCGCAATACAAAATCTGACTACCGTAACGATTTACAGATGTAAAAAATTTCATATGTCCTACCTATGATACATAAACCTATCTCGTGTATATTATATAATACAAACGAGTCAATGTAAATAAAAAAGGCGGCCGAAGCCGCCTAATTTTATTCCTTGGTAGAGACGAAGGTGTACATCTCTTTGGCTTTTGCCATTAGGTCATCCATCGAATACATCTGGACGGCTTTCTGGTATTCTTCAACTTGAAGCTTGCCCTGCTCCATCATCTTGGTGGCTGCTTCAATATTAAGAGCAGTAACTTGGTCAAGATACTCTTTTGCAAGAGTAATCATTTCTGCACGGATTTCAAAAGGATTCTTTGCCATTATTTACATACTCCACGGAAAGGCTTCATAGCACCTTTCATTTCAACTGACATTTTTTCTACTGATTCATCCATGCTCTTCAGTTGTTTACTGAAAAAATTGAATGTATACTGATTGAGTGCATTTGAATATGACTTCCAGCCTTCAGTCTTAAGATCAATAAAAGCATCCATCATCTTTACGTTGTGTTCAATGAGTTGGTTAAAGTTGTAAACCATTTCTTTTTTCTCCTGTGTGTTTGAGAGATCTTCTCCGTAGTACGGAACGTGTGCCATTTTTACTCTCCTGTGTGTTTATATTTTAGAAGTATTCTTTCAATACCTCTATGTGATCATGATATTTAGCCATTTCTTCAAGTTCTTTTTCAATAGCTTCCATAATATCTGGGTGTTCACCTACGCCAACTGGATTAGCAAGATAAACCTCCACATTCATGCGATGGTTATTAATATGTGCCATGGCATGATCGTGAATAACTTCAAGCATATTAGATCTAGATAGTTGCATAATGTATCCTTTCACTTTAATAAAGTGAGGGGCTAACCGTTGGCCCCTCTCGGATCTATTAAGCGATCAACCTTTTGTTTTGTTCTCAGAATCTAGTTTACGTTCTAGAATCATATGGAACAAATCAATCTCACTGTAACTAGCAAAATCTCTATTTTGTTTTAGATATCTTGCCAATTCATAAGCTGCTTGTTTTTCTCTTGCTTCTACATAAGCATTAAAGAGAATAACAAAGAAATTACCCAACCGTACTAGAAGACCCGCCAGTGCCGATCCAAGGGGTTTCAGTGAGTAGTTGTTTAGTGTCTGTACTAATTGTGTCATTTGATAATCCCTCGTAATGACCGATTTCGATTTTACGAGGCTTCAGTTCTTCAGGGACTACATATTTCAATTCAACTGACAATATTCCGTCTCTGAGATCTGCTCCGTGTACTTGAACGTGTTCGGACAGCCTAAAGGTGCGTTTGAACTTCTTTGTAGAAATACCACGATGAATGTATTCGCGACCTTTGCTAGTATGTTCACCCGTAATTGTAAGAGTACGATCCTTAACTTCTATTGAGAGCTCTTCTCGAGAGAAGCCTGCAACAGCTAATTCGATCAGATAGTCTGTCTCACCAGTTTTAAGAATGTTGTGAGGAGGATAGTGATCATTAGCATGACGAGCTACATGTTCGAGCTCATTAAATAGATGATCAAACCCTACAAAAGATGAACGGGGAAATAGTGATGTAACGCCTGTCATAGTTATCTCCTTCTACAAGCAAGATTAAATTTCGAGCCGGAGTATCCGCACTCGTTGTTATTTATATAGTAATTCCATTATATCATGTTAGGATTACAATGTAAACCTATTTTTATTGATGAGACAACAAAAACTAATTGTAAATCTTTCTGTTGTACCTACCACCTTATGTTCTATCGGACTTGGGACGAACATTAAATCTCCTGGATTCATTTCAATTGTACTACCATCTTTAAAATACCAAGTAGTATTACCTATAATATTCATTGCCACTAAATGATAATCGTCGTAGTGCCAATTATAACCAATTGCATTATCAAATCCTATGAATCCTACTACATTCAGCTCACGACTTTTAAAAGGTTCAAATTTCTTTAAATTTTTTGAAATATTTTTTATTATTTGAGGGCAATTATTTTGTTTTTGTAAGAAATGGACCTCAATCATATCAATTTCAGATCTATAAACTTTATCGTTTGAATTATCCAGATTATTTAAAAAATCCATTACCTCTGTCATATCTTCAAATGAGTTGTCTTTTGACAAAGTTATATTTCCTAATAATTTAGGTCTTTTATTTATTAGTAATTCATGTAATATATTAAAATCTATATTATGCATCTATATAACTTGATGGATTATGTTAAGATTACAATGTAAATTTTTTATAGATAAGGATCAACTCTAACTTTTTTCCACATTTTTAATGATTGATCTATAAAATCAAAATCTAAATTAGATCCATATCTATTTTCAATAAAATATTTTATTGAATTATAATCGTTATATAAAATACAATCAAAAAATGGAAAATTTTCAAGAAATGGATATCTATCAAATTGCTCTTCAATAATAGGAGGTTCGTTTAAAATATTATCAGGAAACATTCCTATAATTCTATTTACTTTACGAATTAAATTTCTTGCAAATTTTGTTTCAGGATTTAAATCTAAAAAATTCCAATATTCATATTCAGATAACTTTTTCATTTTTTCAGGATCAATTGTCCAGTGATTTGAAAATATAAAAAGGATATCTTTATATTTTTTATAAATTTTTGGTTTATAATTAATAAATAAAGGCCAGGGTTTTTCCAAAAATATCATATTATTAATTATTTGACATTTATATAAATCTATTATACTTTGATACGATAATAAATTGACTGTAGGGAATTGAGAATATATTTTAATGGGAGGTTTATATGCACTTCTAGAAAAAAAAATATTATCATTATTACCAATTTTTCTTGTAACAAGAGAATCATTTGATAAAATATTTCTTGTTTTAGGACAAGAAAGAGTAATCATACTTTGAAAAAATTCACCACCTGCGCCACACTCATAATTATAAAAATCAATTTTTTTTGGTATTTTTAATAATTCAATGTCATAATTCTCAGACATAAAGAATCTCAAATATATGTTGATGGGTCAGGATTATTTTCAACCCCAAATGAAAATCCTACTCGAGGGTCTATAGGTTCTACTAAATGATATGTACCCCTTGGCACCCAAATCCATTTACCCGGCATAAATTTTTCCTTAAGAATACAACTACCTTGATCTGGTGTTATATTTGTTTTATTTGAATCGGATTTCCATATACTCCATTCGATATTACCAATAACTTGAAGATATAGAACATCCATTCGATCTTTGTGTATATCAAAACTTTTACTATACTCAGTAAAACCGCAATATGCATGACATGAAATATGATTTTTATAAAAAGTATTTTTTAAATCTTTTATAATATTTTTTGCAAAATCTGGTGTAGATTTCCGAGCTTCCATTTTGGTTAAACCTAAACGTCTATTTTTAGGTTCCCATATTTTAAATTTCTCTGGTTGAGTATTCATATATGATATAAGATCATACATATCATAGTTCCAGTCTGGGGTTGTATAACCTATAACTATCTCTCGATTTCTTATTGATTTTAAGGCATTTTCATTAAACATCATAGATATGGCTCTATTCTTAGTTTTTTATAATCAATAAGTGCCTTATCAATAAATTCATAATCCAAATCAGGGCCATAACGATTTGTAATATAATTTTTTATTGAATTAAAATCTCCGGTTGCCATGTAGTCCATAAAAGGAAATTTTAATTTTATATTACTAAATGCTGAGTGATTAAACTGCATCTCTACTTTTTTAACATTTGTTATAAGTTTATATTTTTTACAAAAATTTAAAACTAAATTTCTACCTTTTTCAGTTTGAGGGTCTAAGTTTATAACATTCCAGTATTTTTCTTTTTCAAATAATTTTAATCCAAAATTTTTAGATTCAAAATTTTTGGTTTTAATTAATAAAGGAAGTTCTATCCAGTGTGTAGATAGTATAATATTAACACCTTTAAACATATTAATATTTTCCTTAAACTCGTCTTTATTTCTGTTTGGTAACATAGATTGAAAAATACCTTGAAATAATAACATTTTACAATAATTAATTCTATCTAATGGACTCATGAGATGTCCTAACATTGTAAGTAGATCTACTTCATTATAAAACTCATTATTTATATTAAGATTTAGAAATTTAAAATTTTCATCATATGTAAAATATTGCGGTCTATTATATCTCATTAAACCTTCATCATTTTTTAAGCCATCAAAATATTTTAATTTTAATATTTCTCTTGTTTTTTTGTGTGATAAAGCTATAAGAGATGTAAAAAATTCCCCACCACTACCTGGTGCGTAGATATAAAAATCTATATTTTTTGGTATGGAAAGTACTTGATCTACTATATCCATTTTTAACTATTACCAATATTATACTTTGGACAAAGCTCCCATTCTGATTTTTCTTTAAAAGGAATAATTTTAATTTGTCTTAGTGGTGCACACTCTAATTCTTTTTTAACTGCAAAGGAAATTAATCCCCAGTCACTTAACAAAGTTGCAATTGTATTTCTACGGCTAATATCATTCTCTTCTAAGTTTGCTTTTTTACCATCAAGTAAAAACAACTCTTTAAAATGGACAATAAAATATCGTCCTTGTTTATGGAGAATATGACAACTTTGGAATAGTTTTTTATCTTTACGAGATGCAACACCAATCCTGGTCAGCGTCTCACGTACCTTTAAAAAGTCATCAGGTTCGTTCAGTATAATTTCCAACATATCAGTTGGAGACCATTGTACTATATTATTTTGTTCTTCCACCTTTGCTCACCTTTTTTCTTAGTTCTTCTATTTGGCTAGGCGATAGAAGTGTAAGAGCTTGGCGAGCCTTTTCATTACTGTAGCCATAATACTCTTTAACCACATCAATATCACTAACTAGTTCAGGTTTGTTCCATTTAGAGAAACGTTTCCGTTTCCTAACAATATTTATAAGGAAGTGAAATTGTAGTTTTTTGTCAAGATGATGATACCGATTCATTTCATTGGCAAAGAATACAGTGTCCTGAAAATAAGATAGTGAACGATTAGTCATAAAAGGATTATATGCTTTTTCAGCAATATCATCATGCATGATATCTTGTTTGGTATCATTAATTGAATTTAGATATTCAAAGGGATTCATGCCTGTACAGCTCCAAACTCTAAAGCTCTAACCAAAGTTTGCATTCTCATAACATCCATTGTAATATCATGCGCGGGATCATGAGCAATAAAAAGTGATTCTAATCCTTCTGGAATAAAAGAATTTTTAATATCTGTTCCCCAAGCCATACCATCAATAAAAGACCGGGTATCTCTATTTTGCCAATGTTCCCAAGGTATTACTTGACTATATTGTAAACCAATATAATCAAGAATAATAGGGTCAAAAGTATTACCACGGGAAAATACTTTATCTATTTTAGTATTACCGATGTATTTACTAATAAAAGGGATACACTCAGATAGCAATTGATCATTGGTCGATGGTTTTAATTTAGCTCGAGCCTCAGCAGATTGTTCTCCCCACCATTTTAAGGTATCAGGATTAATTTTTCTTCCATGATTTTTTACCTGATCCTCAACATTAAATTTAATAAGCCCTACGTTATCCAAAAGTTCTGAATACTCATAAGGTTTATTATCGGTAAATTTGACAAAATCAAATTCAAGAATTGCCATTGATATAATGGGTGCATTAATTCTATCGGTTGATAGTGTTTCAAAATCAAATATGTAGTTCATTAATACCATCCATTATCATAATCAATTTCATAAATTTTTTTTAATTTTTTTATAGTATTATCTGATAGAGCATTTGTATTTAACTTATTTTTGGAAGGATTTTTATGAATATTATCTATTCTATCGAACCAAATATAATTATCTTGTAAATATTCTATCATATTTTTAAATTCTTTTACATAATAAATTTTATCATACACATTGGAATTGCCCATCCAAAATGTTTGGGGTAAAAGGTGGTGATCAACCTCATTAATTTCCAAATTTATATTAATCAAAAATTCTTCTATTAATTCTATTGATGGTTCTATTATATTCAGCCGAGTTTCTAATAAGTATTTTACCGCAGATAATGCTCTATCAATAGGATCTCTTTTTAATGCAATTTTATAGGAATTATATCTAAATAACAATAATCCACTTTTTTCATCTATTTCTTTTTTTTCCATTAATAAATCATATACAAATTTTCTTTTACTAAAGGTCATAGGTGAATCTATACCATAATGTAAGAGACTATATGCATATTTTAAAGATGTATTTGCATTCTTAGGACATAATCTTATATCAATTTTATTATCAAAATAAAGTGTACGATACCCTTTTAAAGGATTATCTCTTATATCATTTGATTCCTTAGTAATCTCTGGTGTTTTTTCATACATTATGTCAATTATATTTGACATTATAGAAATTCTACCCCAGCCATAATTTCGGTCATACATGCAACCATATTAAGCTCATGATCGGCTACAAAAGAATCTTTGTATTGATAATCTGCAAGGATAAGAACCAATTGTGGAATTGAGTGTGGTTTCACATATTGGAACATATTATCATAGAGTGAACGCATAATAGCAGCGGTATCCACATCCATATTATTTACAACCCAACCACGCATTTTCTTAAAGTCTTTATCTTTAAGATACATAAACAGATCATTATAATTGCTAATGTCCTCTTTATGCGCCGATTCACCGGTACTTACTCTTCTCTGCAATTCATTAATTACACGGCGCCAATCTGGTGCGTGTTTCATAATAAGATTTGCAATATCTTTCTTACCGTAGTCAACATTCTCTTGATCAAGAATGTACTCAATTCTTTTCATAAATTGAGCGGCAAGTTCTGCCATTTCCTTTTTGGTGGTATTGAATTCATACACACCACACCGAGAATGGAGAGGTTCAATGATACGATTTTTAAAATTACAGGTAAGGATAAAGCGACAATTATTACTAAATTCCTCAATAAACCCACGGAGAGCAGGTTGTGTTGATTGAGGGTTAAGGTAATCAGCTTCGTCAAGGATTACAACTTTATAGCCGCCTTGAAGTGAAACTGATGAGGCAAATTGTTTTACCTTACCACGGAGGGTATCAATATTACCTTCTTCGGATCCGTTAATAATAATATAGTCAAGACCTAGTTCATTACACAAGGCTTTGGCAACAGTTGTTTTACCAAGACCTGCTGTGCCGGTAAAAAGCATGTTTTGCATCTCACCAGAATCAACTACTTTTTGGAAGGTATCCTTAAGAGGTTTTGGTAGAATTGTATCTGCAATTTTACGAGGACGATATTTTTCTACCCAAAGAAAATCATTAGACATTATAAGCCCTTTTCATTATATAGTGCATACATCAATTTTATATCATTTTCTTATACTTGTAAACTCATTTATTACGTCATACATTATTTCTTATGCACGTTAGTATTGAACAACTTTTACAAGGATTTAAAGGCTTTTTATTTTTTATGCCTTCTTTATATTTTTTTAGGATATTATTTTTTTCATAATAACTTATAATATCTTCTTTAAATATGTTACCTAATACTCTGCCCGACCAATCATTACAACATAAATTATAATTACCATTCCAATCTATGTAAATTTTATTATCTATATAATAACATTTTTTACCATCGTGATAGGTTGCGTGTTTATAATTAAAATGTTTTTCATAAATGGGATTTTCTATAGATCCTGCTCTATTATCAAGAAAGGGATAATTACTATTTAAAAATAAGGTTCCATTTATAAAATAGTGACGGACAGTGCCACCTTCTTTTTCATTATCGGGTTTCATAAAAACAAGTTTATTTTTAGAATTATATGTTTTTATTTCTGAAATTGCTTCTATAAAATCTGCATCATTATCAGAATATACTGCCCATCTTATTTGTTTAATTTTATGGGAAATGTGTTTAATTTTTTTTAGTTTTATCCCATTAGTATAAAGAACAATATTATCTATATTATATGATGATATAATCTCAATTATCTTATCAAATTCAGGATGTAATGTAGGTTCACCTCTACCTATAATTCTTAAACTTCCATTGTTAATAAAATCTTTAAAATTAGGTAATTTTAAAATTTGGTTACAAATTGCATGAATGGTATCCGAACTCATATTTAAATTTTGATTCGGATACCATGTAGATCTAGGACAAAATCCACATTTAAGATTACATAATTCTGTAATATTTAATGTAATTTCGTTTATCATTAACTATTTGATGCGTTCTCAGCCTGCCATGCTTCTGCAAGTTGAATTAGATGAGCAGCTTGATCCCTCAATCCGCCGATGGTAGAAAGTTCCTCACCCTTAAATGCACCACGTTGGGTAAGAGTATCAATTACTGCAATTGTACTACGTGCTACACGGTTGGAAAGATCGTAAATTTGTGAATGATTTTCTTGATTTGCAATTTTAGTTGCCATTATTAAGCTCCATATTTAGATGATTTTTCCAAGGCAATCCAATATTCAACCTTAGAATCTTTGTTAATAAAATGTGAGATAAGTTTAGATGAAATTTCCACTTGATAGTCATTAGGAATGAGTTTTAGATTTGAAATTGTAATAATAAAATCAAAATCAGAACCTTCATAAGATCCATCAACATCAATAGTGAAAGAGTTCGAGGTCGGATTATCCTTATCAAATACGGTCAAACTAATTGCACCATTATTTGGTCGGATAGAAACAACATCATGACCAAGAGCAGAAGCCGCTCTCTTGAGTTTATTTAGAGTGTCATTTGTGAGGTTAAATCTAACCTCAGTCGAAGGCATTGCAATATCCTTATTGGACGTGGTAAGATAATCCGTATCCGTAAAGAAATATTTTACCTTTGACAAACCTACGTTGTCATTTACAACAACATATTTATCATTGAAGGTAAGTGAATGTTCATCAACAAGACCAAGGACATTCAAAAACTCATTAAGGTCGTAGATACCAAACTTTACTGGAAAGTCAAGATCTACAATTGCCTTACCAAAGATATTTTTACCTTCGGAAAGTGTTCGAATGACGTTACCTTGTTCGATAACAATATTAGGATTAATTGTTGCAAAGTTTTTTAGCACTTGCATTGCTTGTTCGTTCAGCTGCATAATATGTTCCTCACTTAATTTTGCTGAAATTTTTATCTTTTACAAACTCAATTTTATTTTCAAATTTACCGTCCAGAATATCCCCTTTATGCGAAATAACAAAAACATTTGTATTATCATCAAGGCTGTAGATAATTTTCATTAGATTGTCCACACCTTCATAGTCAAGAGATGAATCAAATGTTTCATCCAAAATCAATAGATTTGTAGCAATTGAATTTTTCATTTTAGCTACCTGGCGCCAAGTGAATAGTAGAGCCAGGTCAATGCGTTGTTTTTCACCTTCAGAGAACGAATCATACGAAAAACTATCTCTATGTCTAGATCTGATTGATTCCGTAAATGCTTCATCCAAATGGAAGTGTACAAAAAAGTCAAGCGTTTGTAAATATTGATTTACCAATTTATTGATGACCGGAAGATACTGCTTCACAATCTTTGTTTTGATACCAGTATCTTTGAGCATTTCTGCAATAGCTGCATTATATTGGTATTGTTCACTATGCTTGAGCTTCTCCTCAAACCTAGAGTCTTTTTCATCAATAAATTTTTGTAGATCATTTTTAGCCAGAGATATGTCACTGGTTGTATCTGTAAGATTTTCTATTTCATCGTGAATCAAATTAACTTGAGAATTGATCCGATGAATGGTTTGTGAATTATTGTTCAATTCATTCTGCCATGTATTTATATCGGTAATTCTATCTTGTGCGGTTTTTAATTCTGATGCAATATTTTCAATCTCTGTGTTAAGTTTTGATAGAGCATCTTGTAATTCTTTTGCTCTATTTTTAGCATAATCCAATTTGGATTGTCTTACACTCTCATCAATCTTTTGTGTACATGTTGGACAATCATCATTCTCTTCAAAGAATTTAGCATCTTTAACTACAGTTTTAATATCTGTATTAAATTGTGTTTGATATTGGAACAATAAAGATTGTTTCTTTTGTAGTTTTTGAAGTGTAAATGGCCAAACCGCATTATTATGACTAATTTTTATAAGTAACTCATCATTTTGACGGCTGAGTTCCGCAGATTCATCTCTAAGAGTTCTGATATGTGCCTCTTTTTGTTCTCTAAGATCCTTATTAATCCTATTAATATCGGTAATGTATTTCTTTTGAGTTTCAATTTTATTTTTTAGAACCTCAATTTGATATTCCACATCACGGATTTTATCTTTGAGATTGGAATTTTTCTCTTTAAGGATAATATTCATCTTTGAGAAGATACCAATATCCAATAGATCTTCAATGACATCCCTACGATGTTGTGCAGGCAATTGCATAAACGGAATAAACGAAGATGAACCTAGAACAACAATCTGATGGAAACTTTTGTGATTAAGTTTTAGAATGTTTTGTTCTAGAATCTTTTGGTATTCTTTATTATGTGACTCTTGATTTAATAGGACGTTATTCCTATAAATTTCAAATACAACAGGTTTTAAACCACGGATAATCTTATATTCAAAACCACCAACGGTAAAAATAACCTCAACGGAACAATCTTTGTTGTTAATTGAATTTACAAGTTGTGGTTTATTGATATTACGATGCGGTTTACCAAATAGAGCAAAAGCCAATGCATCCAACATAGTGGATTTTCCGGCACCATTGTGTCCTACAACCAGATGTGTTTTATGGGTAAGAAAATCAACTTCTGTCCAATTATTGCCTGTGGACAAAAAGTTGCGCCATCTCAAACTTTTAAATATAATCATGCTACTTCTAGGGTCTGTGCCTCAGTCATTAGTTCATGCATTTGAAGTTTAATCCGATCCTTGTCAAGTTCGGTATCAACACCATCAATATAACTATTGAGGAGTGACGTGGTATCTTCTAGCAGAATTGTGTCATCATCCACTTTTTCACCAATGAACTCATTAAAGTTCTCTTGGATTTTAAGCTCGTGTATTTTACATGATTGTATCTTATCAACAAACCGGTCAAATGTAAACACGTCACTTTTGTTTATGACAACAATTTTTACAAATTTATTTTCAACCAAAGAGAAGTCATATTCCAAATAATTAAAATTTGTATCATCATAATGAATACGATGGAACAGTGTGTGTGGATTTCGGATCTTGATAAGTTCCTGGGTCTCTGTATCAAATACATGGAAATATTTGTCGTTATGTGCATCACTCCAGAAAAATTCCATTTGGGATCCGAGGTAATGGATATTATTCTTAGATGATTTTACATGGTAGTGACCAGTATATACGGCTTGGAAGCGTTCAAAAATTGATGGATCCAAACCATGTGTACTTTCAACACCCTTTAGCATTTCAAAACCAATAATATCAAAATGTCCACCAACGTGTGTTGCCTTGGTTTCTTTTAGAAATTGCATGGTTGTCTTTTCATTTTCCTGATTAATCCAAGGAATCAAAGCAAAAGTTACATCACCATATTGGACATTTGTTGGCTCATGGATAATATTCACCACATCGGTATAATGTCCAAACAATTCTTTTAATGAATTTAGATTATTAGTATTTTTATAATAGGTATCATGATTACCTACAAAAATGTCCATTGTAATTCCATATTCTCTTAGTTTCTTAAGAAAATGATTACGATTACGATTCAATGCACGGAAGTTAATAAATTTTCTATTGTCATAGTAATCGCCGAGGTGGAGAATATGCTTAATTCCATTTTCAATTAAATAAGGAAAAAATATTTCTTTATAGAATTTCTCTGCATTATCAAGAAATATATCAGAACTATTACGAACACCACAATGGGTATCATTCAAAATTGCAAATTTCATTCTTCAAAAAAGTCCATTAAATCAGAATCTACTGAAAGTTGATATTTTTTTCTATGCTTTTCTTTTTTTACAAATTCTTTTAGATCATCATCTTTTTCTTTTACCTTATCAATACGATCCTTAAGTGTGTCAATAAAGCTTTGCATTGCTTGGATTGATACTGGATCCAGATCACCTGATACAATATAATCCTCAATACCAGATTGAGAGAGATATCTTAGTCTGACATCCTGATGCTTTTTCTCTTTTGCAATTCGACGAAGGAATGCATACCAGGAAATTTGGGTAAAATAAGCAAAGGCATTTGGTAAACCAGTTCTTGTTGCAGCATCAATATTATAATTTTCAATTGCTCTTAAACAATTTTCAACTGCATCCATTACCATTTCTTCAC